CAATGACAAACAATGGCAAAAACATTTAGTATGGGCAACACGATTGAAAGTCGTCCGAAAAAAACTCGTCAAGGAAAAGGAAAACACTCCAAATACTCGGCAACATCCCGTAACTCGGCTCGTAAAAGATACAAAGGACAAGGCAAATAATGTTTTGTCGCATTCGATTAAAAGACACAAACTATCAAGAGTACCATAACTATCGTATTCTTGATGGTTCTTCTTTTAACCGTTGCTTAGAGATATACAAGCAATATGTAACTTATAAGAAGTTTAAAGATATTGTGCCAATCTTCGTTGAGGAGTTTGAACTTCCTCATTCTGATGTGATTGGATATTATGATGGTAATGAATTAGTTGCCTTTACTCTTGCATATCGTTTTAAGAGTGTAAACAGTGTATGGGCAGATCAGTTCGCATGGGATTATAAGAATAAAAAGTTAGGTCTTGGACATATTGCTAATAAGAATGAGATTGCACTATATAAAAGACTTGGGTTTGATTACTTCTATTTGGGAGAATCATCAAACTACAAAGCAAAATTAGACGGATACGAAATTTCAAACTTTTTTGATACATGGCAAACTACATAGCAAATTTACCTACAAAGAAAGTATGGGTAAGAAAAGAATATTTAACTGACTTTCAATCAGGTTTTGGTGAATTTGTAGAGGGTTTATGGGTTACTGCTAAATCAATACAAGGTCGTGCCTTCTATTTTGAGACATATTTACCAGAATATGGTGCAATGTACGATAAATTACCAATATCTGCGTTTTTATCATCTCCAAAAACACCTGATCCTGACATGGATTTGGTCAATTTACAGTTTTGGAACTGTATGGACTATGATTTTACTGTAATTGTGAAGCAATTTGTCGCACCAATGGAGTGGGAACTACGTACAAGACACTTTGGCAATCAAAAAGGACAGTATATTTGCACTTTAGACAACTATCATGGTGATTTTGACCAAATAGATGCCTCTACAAGTGAAATGCCTGATGAACATAAGTCATTTAACCTCATTCAATTGAGAAATGGACAGTTTGCACTCTATCCAAACAACCGATGTCGCATCTATGACACCTCAATGACACCTCAAAATGTTAAAATACCCGATTTTAAGGTATCAACACGTATTTTTGAGGTTGAGAATGATGTCAATTGGGGTCGATTAGGTGATTGTGATGATTATTTCTGGACAACACCCGATGAAAGACGAGAAGAGTAGATATATTTTACATTGGATTGGTCAATTATCAAAAGTTAGACCAGAATTAGGTAATTTTGCAATATGTCCTTATGCATCAAAGGCAAATTTTGCAATTATTGATGAAAAATTAAGCCAAATCATGCCAGATTCTAATTATGATGTGGTTATTTACGTTGTAGAAGATAATATTAGTGAAAATTTTCTATATGATGCGGTTGATGACTATAATCGTAACTATTCTGACTTTAAATTCATTGCAGATCATCAAAAAAAGAAAACTTACATACAAGGAGTTCAAACAAGTAACGGAAAATACAATTTAGTGCTCTGTCAACCAAGAAATGAGTTAACAGAGGCAAGAAAAAAACTTTCAAAAACAGATTATTACAAATATTGGGACAAATCTTATCTAAAAGAGGTTCTAGAAGAGGATTATCCAGTCGTTAAAATCAATATTGAACAAGAATTAGGATAAATAATAACATTTACAAAAAAGTGTCATAAATAAAACAGGAAAACAATTGTTTCATGGCAATAAAACGGATATCAAGAGCATTTAAGGACATTTCTTTGTCCTTTACCCCTCATCCTATCACAAAAGATCTCCCAATTCTTAAGAATGAGAATGCAATTAAGGCATCCGTTAGAAATTTAGTGCAAACTATACCAACTGAAAGATTTTTTAATGCAGTTTTAGGTTCTCAGGTAAGAGATAGTTTGTTTGACTTTGTAGATTACGGAACTGCATCTGTAATTCAGAGTGAAATTGAAATAACTCTTGAAAATTTTGAACCTAGAATTGATAATGTATCAGTTGAAGTAAATCCAAGACCAGATTTGAACGATTTTGAGGTTACGGTCTTCTTTAATATTGTCGGACAACAAGTTCCTGCACAAGAATTTACATTCATATTAGAAGCAACAAGATAAATGCCTTTTACTAAGTTTACAAACCTTGATTTCGATCAAATTAAGTCATCAATTAAAGATTATATTCGTGCTAACTCAGATTTTACTGATTTTGACTTTGAGGGATCAAATTTTTCTGTTTTAATTGATACTTTAGCATACAATACCTATATTACAGCATTTAATTCAAACATGATTGTAAATGAGTCCTTTCTAGACTCAGCAACACTTCGTGAAAATGTAGTTTCACTTGCACGAAACATAGGATATGTACCAAGATCAAGAACTTCTGCTCAAGCGGTGGTTTCCTTTGACATAACAACTGCTTCAAATACACCATCACTCACTTTACAAGCAGGATTAGTATGTGTAGGTACAAATAATGACTCATCTTTTGTATTTTCCGTACCAGAAACAATTACAACTACCACAACACAGGCAACTGATGCCAATGGTAATATAATTTCAAGCACAGGATCATTTAGTAATATAATTGTTTATCAAGGAACTTATTTAACAAAGACATATACTGTTGATGGGTCATTAGATCAGAGATTTTTGATTGATAATTCATTTATTGACACTTCAACTCTTAAAGTTTACGTAAAAGGTGCTTCAGATACTGGATTGGGAAGGGAATATCGTAAAGTAGACAACATTATCAATATCACTGATATATCTGAAACATATTTAATACAAGAAGTTACTGATGAGAGGTATGAGATACTATTTGGTGATGGTGTTTTTGGCAAAAAACTTGAAAATGATGCAATTATCACAGTATCATACATAGTGACCGACGGAACAGAGGGTAATGGACCTGCATCATTTACATACGCAGGTAGTATTGCAAATTCTATTAATCAAATAGTATTACCAACTGCAACTCCAACTATCACAACTGTTTCCTCTGCAGCCAATGGAGGTAATATCGAGTCAATTGATTCAATTAAGTATTTTGCACCTAGATTGTATTCATCACAGTACAGAGCAGTTACAGCAAGGGACTACGAATCAGTAATACAACAAATATACCCAAATACAGAATCTGTTTCAGTAGTTGGTGGTGAGGAGTTAGATCCACCTGAGTTTGGAACCGTTTTTATAACAATAAAACCAAAAAATGGTGAATTTGTTTCAGATTTTGATAAACAATCAATATTGTCTAATTTAAAAAGTTACACATTAGCAGGTATAAACCAAAAACTACTAGATCTTAAGTTACTTTATGTTGAACTTGACTCATTTGTATATTATGATCAATCAAAGGTAACAACCGCATCAGACCTGAAGACAAATGTAACAAATGGTCTTCTTAACTATGCTTCATCTACTGATCTTAACAAATTTGGTGGTCGTTTTAAATATAGTAAGGTTTTGAATGTTATTGATAATATTGATGATGCAATAACATCAAATATATCAAGAGTTATTATAAGAAGAAATTTAAGAGCACTTGTAAACCAGTTTGCACAGTATGAATTATGTTTTGGAAATAATTTTCATATAAATCCAGAAGGTCGTAATATTAAAAGCACTGGATTTACTATACAGGGTCAATCTGATACTGTTTATCTTACTGATATTCCAAATAAGAATAATGATGGAACACTTGATGGTAGTGGTAAGGGAATATTAGCTATTGTAAAAGGTAATGTCGAACAGGAGGAGAATCGTCTTGTTGTTGCTTCTGCTGGAATAGTTGATTATATTCATGGTGAGATCATTTTGTCAACAATTAATATTACTTCTACTATAAAAACTAATAATATTATAGAAATTCAAGCTTTTCCAGAGTCAAATGATGTAGTTGGTCTTAAAGACTTATATTTGAGTTTTTCTGTATCTAATAGTACCATAAATATGGTTAAGGACACAATTACTTCTGGAGAACAGATATCAGGTGTCGGTTATAAGGTCACATCAAGTTATTCAAATGGAGCGTTGATAAGAGGATAGTATGATAACCACTGGAATTGATAAAAGAGTCAAAGTCCATCAGATAATACAAAACCAACTACCAGAGTTTTTAGTATCTGAAAGTCCGAAAGCAGTTGATTTTCTTAAGCAGTATTATATCTCGCAAGAATATCAGGGAGGTACGATTGACCTAACTGATAATCTAGATCAGTATATTAAATTAGATAATTTAACACCAGAAGTAGTAGTTGGTGAAACTAAACTAAGTAGTGGAATAAGTACAAGTGATACAACAGTAACTGTCACATCCACAAAAGGATTTCCTAATGAGTATGGTCTTTTTAAAATTGAAGACGAAGTAATCACATACACTGGTATAACTACAAATACTTTTACTGGTTGTATTCGTGGTTTTAGTGGTATAACGACATATCATGCAGATAATGATCCTACAGAACTAGTATTCTCTGATTCTTCATCTACAAATCATGATGCTGATGCAACTGTTGTTAATCTTAGTGCATTATTTTTAAAAGAATTTTATAAAAAGACAAAAAAACTACTCACACCTGGTTTAGAAAACTCTACCTTTGTTAATAATCTTGATGTTAGTAATTTTATAAAAAATTCAAAATCATTATACCAGTCAAAAGGAACTGAGGAGTCTTTTAGAATATTATTTAATATTTTGTATAATGAAACACCATCAATAATAGATTTAGAGAAATATTTAATAAAACCTTCATCAGCAGAGTATATCAGAAGAGAAATAGTTTTAGCAGAGGCAATTTCAGGAAATCCTATAAATTTAGTCGGACAAACAATAATTAAATCAACTGATAGCGAAACGAGAGCAGCAATATCAGAAGTTGAACCTTTAACCAGAAAAGGAAAGGTATATTATAAAATTGGATTGTTTGTAGGTTTTAATGAAATAGATTTAATAGAAGGAACATTTAATATTACTGGTAAAACTAAAGTTATTGGTGATGTTTCTATAGGTTCATCAGTAATTACTGTAGATTCTACAGTTGGTTTTGGACAAACTGGTACTTTGATATCTGGAATAAGTACAAATATTTACTACAGTGATAAATCTGTCAATCAATTCTTTGGTTGTGAAAATATTATTGATAATATATCAAGCACTGATGATATTAGATCTGATGAATTTTATTTTGGATATGAAGGTGGTGATTTAAGTAAAAAAGTTGAATTAAGACTAACAGGAGTTCTTTCTAAATTTGTTCCAACATCTGATATAAGATTATTGGTAGAAGGAGAAAAAATAAGCGTCAGTAATGTTGGTGAAAAAATATTAAATCCAACGGATAATAAAACAAGAAAACAAATTTTTGCTAATTCTTGGATTTATAATACCTCCTCTAGATTTAAAGTTGAAAGTGTGTCTGGTTCAAACTTAGTGTTATTCACTAGAGATATTGATAAGTCTAGTTTGAAACTTGGAGATAACATAGAAATTTTATTTAGAAATGAGGAAACAAAGATAGCAACTGGAACTGTGGGTAATATTGATGTACCAACAGGAACTATTACAATTAATAATTTAACCAATCAACCAGGAATTACACTATTCCCTGATCCAAATAGGGAATATGATATGAGAAGAGTTATAAACCGTGCCTCTAGTACAAATACTGACATGGAGTTTGGTAATAATATTTTAACTTCTGATGTCACCAACGTGTATAATGAGTCAAATAATAATTTTTATGTTGCTTCTAATTCATTACCATCTTACCAAGTAACATCATCTTTACCTAAATCAATATTACCGAATGCCATAGGTGGAAATCAACTTCCACAATCAGGATATAATCCAAACACTTTAAAGTATAGTATTCTATCATTTCCAAATCCAGTTCCATTTATTACTGGTGATGAAGTATTTTACACTGCACAAGGATCAATTATACCAGGATTAACTCAATCTGCCTATTTCGTTGAAGTATTAACAAGCACTAACCAAATAAGATTATACAGATCTAGATCATTTATTCCCATAGGTGATTTTGAAGAGTTTGAACCTCTAGTTGCAGGATCAGGCACTCATACATTTTCATTGGTTGGTATAAAAGAACAAGAAATTGCACCACAAAAATTATTTAAGAAATTTCCATTAAATCCAAGTTTAACAAATTCTACAAATATATTAACTACACCTGGAACAACAGGTATGTTAATTAATGGTGTTGAGATAAGAAATTACAAGTCAAATGATAAAATATTTTTTGGTCCTCTTGAAAGCATTAGTTTATTAAATGGTGGTAAAGATTATGACGTTATAAATCCACCAAACATACAATTATCTGGATCTGGTGCAAATAATACCACTGCATTAATCAGACCAGTTGTAACTGGAAAAATTACTGACATTCAAGTTGATCCTCAAGATTTTGATATAAAAAGAGTTATTTCCGCAACGATTGAAGGTGGTAATGGTTCTGGAACTGTATTAGAACCTGTTCTTCAAGAAAGGAGAAGAGAAATATCATTCGATGCAAGACTAGTCAGTGATTCTGGTGGCATCGACAACGTAAATGAAACATTAACTTTTAGCACTGATCATAATATTGTAAGTGGTCAACCAATTGTTTACGATAGAAATAATAACCCACCACTTGGTATTGGAACTGTTGGTAATGATGCAGGAACCTCGGTGGTTGGTGTAGGTACAACTACTTTAATTAATGCTGCAACATATTATCCATCAGTATTAGACCCAACAACAGTTCAATTATATCAAACATTATCTGATTACAATTCAGGTATAAACACAGTAGGTTTTACTACAACTAATAAGGTAGGTATTCACAAATTTAAACTTTTAGATGGTCAAAATAATTTAAAAAATATAAGAGTTATTGATAGTGGTTCAAATTATGAAAATAGGCAAATATTTGTTAATCCATCAGATATAAACACGATTACAGATGTAATTAAATTTAGTAATCATGGATTTGCTAACGGAGCAAAAGTAGTTTACTCCACTGCTGTAGGTTTAGGGTCTACAACCCCTGTTTCAATCACAGGATTATCAACATATACTGGTATAACATCCACTTCTAATTTTTATCAAATAATTAAGTTAGATGATGATTCATTTAGGATTTCAAATGCTGGAATAGGGGGAACAATCACATCAGAGTTTGAGAGAAATGATTATATTAAATTTTCAGATCAAGGAACAGGATTCCAAGTATTTAAATATCCAGACATTAAATTAAATCTTAAATATGAACTATCAAATACCTCTGTAGGAGTGATAACTGCAACTCCTGTTGTAAGAGGTTCAATTACAGATATACTTCTGTATGAAAAAGGAACTGGTTACGGATCTGATATTTTAAACCTTGAAAAATCAATTACAGTTAACGTAAAAACTGGAAAAGAAGCACAACTAAAACCGATTGTAACAGACGGAAAAGTCACTTTTGTAGAAATACAAACAAAGGGTCAAGAATACACATCTGCACCTAATTTAGAGGTAGTTGGGATTGGTACAGGACTTGGTGCTAAGTTGAGAGCAGTAGTAGAAGGAGGTAAGATAGTTGATGTTATTATTCTTGAAGGAGGTTTACAATATCAACAAGATAAAATTGATATAAAAATAACCCCACCAGGCAGTGGTGCAAAATTAGAGGCAGTTACAAGGGGATTAACTGTAAACACATTTAATAGATACGGTAATGAAGCACTTGTAGAAACAAATAATAAATTAGCTTATTCTTTAGTTGGTTATTCAACTCAAATAGGTAATGATTCATTCGGTGATTCTGGAAATGGTCATTCACCAATAATAGGTTGGGCATATGATGGTAATCCAATTTATGGTCCTTATGGTTACAGTGATTCAACTGATCAAAACTCACCAGTTAGAATATTAAATAGTGGATATGTTCTTGATACTTCAAGTATTATTGATAGACCATCTGGATTTAGTAATGGATTTTTCGTAGAAGATTATAAGTTTAATAACTCTGGTGATTTAGATGTACATAATGGAAGATATGGTAGAACACCTGAGTATCCTAATGGAACGTATGCATATTTTGTTGGTATAACAACTAACTCTCTTTTACCATCTTTTCCTTATTTTATAGGAAATAGTTATAGATCAAATCCCACCGATGAAAACTTCAATATAAACCAAAACACATTTAATTTTAGTGATTCTGATTTAGTCCGTAATAGTTATCCTTATAAAGTTTCTGATCAGTTTGCTGATAATGATTTCATTATTGAATCAAATGAAATTACATTACAGTCATCAGTTGTAGAAAGCACAACTTCAGGTTCCATAAATTCAATTGATATTATCAATAGTGGTGATAATTACGAAGTTGGAGATAGTGCTATATTTGATAACACTGGAACTAATGGTGGTGGATTAAGTGTATCTGTAAACAGTATAACTGGAAAAGATATAACATCAATAAACACTACAATTGATACGTTTGAAGATACAGTTTTTGTTTGGAAAGATTCAAACACTGTATCAGCATTTATTTCAACAGCACCTTCATTGAATGATAATGATAATGTAGTTATTTCTGGATTGAGCACAACTGGAATTAAAGGTTTAACGGGTTCTCATGTAATTGGTATACAAACAGCATCTACTGTAGTTTACAAAGAAATTCCAAATTCATCAACAACTGGCATTGTAACTGATATTTACGTAACAAATATACCTACAGGAATTGGTGCAGGTAGTAGCATTGGAATAGGAACAGAAAAATTATTAGTTCTAAACACATTTAATAGTAATAATATTATAAGAGTAAAAAGAGGTATATCTTCTGGGGTTCATACAGTATCAACTAAATTAAGTTTAACTCCTAGTTTATTTGATATTTCTTTAGATACAACATATTTTGATTCTGAATTAAAGGATTTAGTATATTTTAATCCTCATGAGAGTATAGGTGTTGGAACTGTTGTTGGACTAGGTACGACAACTCTCTCCACATTAGGTGATATATCTAAAGTTGTTAATATACCAACCCATAGTGTTTTCTTACCTAATCACCCATTTGAAACAAATCAAAGAGTAACACTTACAAAACCTGCAGCAGGTTATGGATTAACCGTGTCAAAAGATGATGGTGTAACAACATTCACTATACCTGGCTCAGGAAATACTCAAGATGTCTTTATTATTAAAAGATCAAAAGATTATGTCGGTATAGTTACTCAAGTTGGGTTAACAACATCTACACCAGGTTTAGCATTTGTTGGACATAACAGAGTAGGATCAAGTAGTTTTGAATATTTACTTGAATCTAATCCTACTCAAGTAACAGGTAAACTACAAAGAATTGATTCTGTCGTTTCATTATCAACCGCACATAATTTAGTGAATGGTGATGTTATTAATCTTGACTTAAAACCAAGTCAATCCGTAGGTATTGGTGTATCAACCTCTATTAATTTAAAATTTGATTCAAATACACATAAATTACTAATAAATCCAATTATAATACCATCTAGTGGTGTAACTACTTCAACAAATAATTTTAATTTTAATTCACATAATTTTACCACTGGAAGTAAAGTACAGTATATTTCTACTTCAATATCAGAAGGTCTTGCAAATCAAGAGTCATATTACGTTTACAAAGTTGATGATAATAATTTTAAATTAGGTGAAACATATTCTGATGTAACAAATAATCCTGCAAATATTATTGAGTTAAGTTCAATTGGAAATAATCATGAATTTTCATTAGTAAATCCACCTATTCCTGTTTACAAAAATAATAATTTAGTTTTTGGAGTAGGACACACTTCATTGTTAGGATATGAATTAGAAATTTACTATGATAAAGATTTTAAAAATAAATTCGTATCCGTTGGCAACACTACTAATTTTCAAGTTACAGGAGTTGGAACTGTTGGTGTAACTTCAACTGCAACCGTAACACTTAATTTTTATGAAGATAATCCATCAAATCTTTATTATAATATTAAAAAATCTGGTTTTATAAGCACTTCGGATACTGATGTTTTCAATTATAATAAAATTCATTATCTTGATAGTAAATACAGTGGTCAATATAGTATTTTTAACGTTCCTCCAGTTGTCGGTGCTTCTTATACAACGTTTAATATTTCTATTTCTGAAGTTCCAGAAAAATTATCATATGCGTCCACTGAGACTAGTGTTTTAAAATATTCTACCAAATCACCTAGAGCAAGAGGTCCTGTTGAAAGTGTTAATCTTAATTTTGGTGGTGTAGGATATGATAATTTACCATCATTTGTAAGTATTGCATCAACTCAAGGAACTAATGCTACTTTACTTCCAGATTCAACAACAATTAATAGACTTGATGATGTAAGAATACTTAATCCTGGTTTTGAATATTCTTCAGATCCAACTCTTAAACCAGAGGCATTTGTTTCACCAGTTATTTCAATAATTGATTCAAATACTATTACTTCTGTTGAAGTAGTAGATGGTGGTAGAAATTATACAACTATCCCAGATTTAGTGATTGTTAATCCACTAACTGGACAAGAGGATACTTCTGGTGCGATAATTGGTGCTAGTTTAAATGGAAGTTCGTTAGCAGATGTAAAAGTTATCGTAGCACCTAAAGGTTTACAGTCAATCACTCATGAAGTATTTGCCCTTAACAATACTAATGGATCAACTGTAAGTAAATTAGAGTATAATCAAGCAGTTGGTATTGTAACTTGCACATTAGTAACTCCAGTTTTAGGATTTACAACTGCTCCATTCACTGTTGATGAAGAAATATTTGTTGAGGGATTGCAAAAAGATGGTTCAACAGGCACAGGATTTAATTCAAGAGATAATGGATTTAAATTCTTTAAAATAAGTGCTGTAAACAATACCAATCCAGCTACAATTGAATTTGATTTATCTTCAATTACTACTAATGCTGGGATAGCAAAAACAAATCAAAATTCATTTGGTATAGTCATAAGCAAAAATGATTATCCAACTTTTAAAGTAACACAAGTAACATCAAAATTTAGTGTCGGTGAGAAACTGCTATCATTCGTTGGCACATCTTACGTTGCTGTTGATTTAGTGATATCAGAATCATCAAATAATTTAATAAAAATTGAAGAGTTATCACCTGGTGCATTTAATTTAACTGCTGGACAATTGATAAAAGGTTTTAACAGTGGTAATATTGCAAAAATAAATTCCATATCTAAAAATACTGGTGTTTTTGAAATTAGTTATTCGTTAAGACAGGATCAAGGTTGGAATGATGATATCGGTAAATTAAGTCAAGATTATCAAGTTACTCCAGATAATGACTATTATCAAAATTTATCGTATAGTGTAAAAAGTGGAATTACATATGAAGATTTAATAAATCCAGTTAACAGATTACTTCATACAACAGGATTGAAAAATTTTGCTGATGTTGGCATAACATCTGTCACAAACGCAGGTGTTACAACATCTAGTTTTACAGATACTCTTGCATTAGATTTTATTGATCAAAAAAGAGTAGATACAATTAATAATTTTGACTTTGCTTTAGATATTGACACTGTAGACGGTAAATCTAAATTCCTAAAGTTAAAAAACACAAAGTTATCACCATATATTGAGTGTAGAACTAATAGAGTTCTTGAAATAGATGATATAAGTGGTTTATTTTCAAACACAGCAAGCACTTTAACCGAATTTTTAGATTTATCTATTAATACTAGATATGCGACGTTTTTAGTTCAAATAAGAAATCCAAATAATAATAACACTCAATTATCAGATATTATTTTGTACAAAGATGATACTGATGTATTCACTGCTGAAAAAGCAAAAATTCACACTACACCCTCTGAGTTAGGAGAACTTAAGGGTGAAATTGACATATCAGGAAATGTAAGTTTGAAATTTACACCTGATGATCCTGATAATAATGATTATGATTTAAAAATATTAAAAACATTTTATAATACTAATTTAACAGGAATTGGAACTCAATCAATAGGGTTTGTAAATTTATCTGGTATTAATACTTCAGTATCTGTAGCAAGCACATCAAATATTATTTCAACAAACGTAAATGATATTGATGCTTTCTTTGCTTCAATTGAAGTCAATAATACAACCACAGAACAAACAAACTTTGTAGATTTATATCTAACTCATGATGGAACAAATTCTTTCATATCTGAATTTTATGCAGATACTGAAGATGGTCCTACATCTAATTTTATTGGAACATTTAAATCTGAAATAGAATCTGGAATATTATCATTAAACTTTGAAAATGATCAATCAAATGATGTTTTAGTTAGATCAAGAATTATTGGTATTGGAACCACTGCTGCTGGTATAGGAACATATAGATTTAAATTACCTGGACAATTAGATGGCACTGAAAGAACAACGATATTTGAATCTAAATTCCATAATGTTTCATCTGCATCCACAATTGCAACATTCACTGAAAATGAAATTAGTTCTCTTAAAGGAGTTGTTCGAGTATCAAGTGGATCAACAAGTTCACTACATCAAGTATTAGTTGCTCATGATTCAACAGATACTCATACAACACAATATCCATTCATCTCCATTGGAAGCACATCAGGTATAGGGACATTCTCATCAACTATAGTTGGTAATGATCTATGTCTTAACTTCCACCCAGATCCACTATACAGTGGTGGAACTAATAGTGTTGAGGTTCAATCATTTACAGAGGCGTTTTATTCAGAAACTGACTTACTTAATATTCCACCTGATTTACAATACGGGACAGTTACTGAATCATTATCATTTGCACAGTATGATGCAGTTAATGGAACAAGATCAAATAAAACAAGTTTTAAATTACAAAGTGATTCTAAACCTATATTCCAAAAACAATTTAATCCATCAGATGTAAGCACATTGAATGCTGCAACTGGTGTATTTACAATCATTGATCATTTCTTTGAAACTGGTGAACGACTAGTTTATACACCTGGTTCAACTTTTACTGGAATTTCGTTATCAGGAATAGCAACTGCAGGTGGCACATTAGGATCAGAAGTATATGCAATAAGAATTAATAAAGATACTTTCAAAATTTCAAAATCTCGTCCTGACGCATTAGCAGGAATAGCAGTTACATTTACTGGAACTGGTACAGGTAATGCACACGAATTTGAAATGTTTAAAAAGGTTGAAAAAGCATTAATGTCTATTGATGGTGTTATTCAATCTCCAATTGCATTTACACCAATCACAACTAATCTAGAATATAATATTTCTAGTAGTGCAACTACTTTTAGTGTTACTGGAATATCATCTATTAATTCTAATGATATAGTTAAGGTTAATGATGAATTTATGAAAGTCACTAATGTTGGTTTGGGAACTACATCAGTAGGTCCGATAACTAACACTGGTAGTGTTAATTTATTTGAAGTTGAGAGAGGAGCAATAGGATCTGCTTCAACAAATCATAGTTCAGGCAATACTGCAAGATTATTTTCTGGTGGATATAATATTGTAGATAGCACTGTTCATTTTACAGATCCTCCAAGAGGAACTAATTCTACACAAAAAACATCATCAAACTTAGATCCTGTTAGATCTAAATTTAACGGTAGAGTATATTTAAGACAAAGTTACGCAACTAATACTATATTTGATGATATATCAGGAGATTTTACTGGTATTGGACAAACTTTTGATTTGAGAGTGGGTGGAGCAAATACTACAGGAATACAAACAGGAAGTAGTATTTTATTATTAAACGGTATATTCCAAACACCAACTACATTTAATAATCTTGGTAATAATTATGAGTTCTCAGAAACTGCAGGTGTTAGTGAAGTAACATTTACAGGAATTACATCAGCTAATGGTACAAAAATTATTAGTGAGACTGATGTAAATCAAAATCAACTTCCAAGAGGAGGTGTGATAGTTTCTTTAGGTTCCACTGGGGGATTAGGAGTTGCTAATTTAGCACCAGCTAAAGTAAAAGCAACAACGAACGGTAGTGGTGCGATTGTAGGAATTGTTGGTCTTGCAACAACAGGAAATTCATTTACTGTTAGTGATGCATCATTTAATAATACCACAGGTGAACTTCAAATTACCACATCTGGTAATCATGGATTTAGAAATATAAATGAGTTTGTTAGATTAAATGGTTTAACATTCAGTCCAACATTAAGTATATCAACAACTACTTCATTTAGTGTAACAGGAATATTATCCGCAACAACATTTACAACAAACGTAGGAACTAGCACTGTTACTCATGCTTATTCAAGTGGTGGTAATGCAGTTGAGTTCTTGTCAGACTTAAGTTTTGGATCTGGGTATAGAAATCCAGTTTCTGTTGCTGTTACGGATTTATCTGGAAATGGATCAAGTGCGGATATTTCAGCAGAGGTTGTCTCTAATACTCACGTTTTCATAAGTGCATCAACTAATGCTGTATCAGTTACTGGAGGTTCTCCTCTTACACCCACAGGTGCCACATATGATCCAGCAACAGGTAATTTAGTTATTACTAAAGCATCTCATGGATTAACAACAAGTAATACAGTCGGTCTTGCTACAAATTCATTTGTGTTTAGATGTGCACAAGATAATTTCTCGACTGATCATGCGTATCCACGATCTGGTCCTACCCCAAGTTCAGCAGGTGGAGATCCAGCACACAATGCAACGTTAGCAATTACTGCAGTTACAACTAATACATTTACAGTTAATGTAGGTATTACCAACACTGGAACAGGCGGAGCGTTAAAATTCACAATTAATAATGCAGGGACTGGTTATACTCAACCACAAATTCAAGTTTCTTCACCATCATATGAAAATCTTCCAATTATTGGTGTATCTAGAAGAGGAATTGGATCAACTACGGATACAGGCACAGGTGCCACATTAACTATAGGAGTTGGAGCGGCAGATACAACGGTTGGTTTAGGATCAACATCTTTTGAAGTTAAGAGTTTTTCATTAGATAATAATGGATACAATTTCAAAGTTGGTGATGTATTCAAACCAGTTGGTTTAGTCACAGATAGATTTTTAAATACCTCACAATTAATAAGCGATTTTGAATTAACAGTAACAAAAGTATTCAGAGATCAGTATTCATCTTGGAATTTTGGTGACTTTGACTTTATAGATTCTATTAAAGAATTGCAAAATGGTGAGAGAAAAAGATTCCCATTAATTTATAATGCAAGTTTATTAAGTTTTGAAGTTGATGAAGATAATCCAGATTCTTCACTCATAAATCTTGATGCATTATTATTGATATTTGTAAATGGTGTAATTCAAGATCCTGGTGAATCATATACATTCGATGGTGGTACTTCTTTTGAATTTGCAGTTGCACCTGATGCAGATGATATAATTGACATATTCTTTTATAAAGGAACAACTGGAGTTGACGCAGTTCAAGTTTCGGCTGGTTCCTCAGTTTCACCTACAATCAAAACAGGTGATGTTGTTCAAGTATTTAAAAATACTTCTGGAATTACAACAACCCAAAAACAAAGAACAATTTATGCAATTAAATCCTCAGATGAAGTTGAAACAGATTTATACACACAATTAGGAGTCGATGAAAGAAACTTTAAACCTTTAAGTTGGATCAAACAAAAAGTTGATAAAAAAGTAAATGGTGAAATTGTTTTCAAGACAAGAGACTCTCTCGAATCTCAAATTTATCCAACTTCAAAAATTATTGGTGATCTATCCTCTACTGATAATGAGTTATTTGTTGATAATGCAAGGTTCTTTAACTATGAAGAAGACAATTCTGCTTTAAGTGTAGGTAGTGTTGGTGGATTAATTGTGGGTGCTGGAGAACCTGTATCTGCTGGATTCACCGCAACTGTTTCAATAGGTGGAACAATTTCAGCAATTACCATAACAAATGGTGGAAGTGGATATGTTGGATCAACAACTTCAATTTCAATATCTGCTCCTCAATCTATTGGTGTAGGAATTGGATCCACTGCTACTGCGACTGCTACAATAACAAACGGTGTCATAACTAACACTACAATAGTAAATCCTGGTTTTGGATATACCATTGCTGCAGTTCCTCAAGTGCTTGCTCAACTTCCTAGAGCAATAAAAGAAGATGTGGATGTGATAACAACTGTTGAGGGTTACGATGGCATTATTAGTGGAATTTCAGTGACTGAAGGTACTGGAAGTCATCCTTTAGCACTCAAATTTACACTTGAACCTGATTTTGTAAATAATGCTAATTCAACTGCAACTCAACTAAAAGTTGGTTATCCAATATTCATATTTGGAACAAAAGTAGGTCATGGTGTTACCTCTGTTGACGGTAGCAATAGCACTGTTGTTGCAACAGGTACAACCTGTCTTGATAATATTTACATTATAAATGATTATAATGCTGCAGTTGGTATTATTACTTGTAATATAGATACTGGTGTAAATACAACAGGTATTAATGGTGCGTCAGTAGGTTTTGGTACAGGAGAATTCTCTTGGGGAAGACTTTCTGGATTTACTAGAGGCATAAATCCAATATCTATTGGAGTCACTGGTTTAACAATTGACTCTGGATTAACAACTTACCCATCTATCCAGAGAAGAGATTTCGGTCTTAGGGACACAGGTTCATTAAGAAAGGATCTTGGGTAGTATAAATATAGAAAAAAGCTAATGATATGGCTGCAATTGTAACAGATCAATTTAGAATTCTAAATGCAAATAATTTTGTAGAGACAGTGGATAACTCTGCAAATTCATATTATGTTGTGGTTGGACTAGCCAATCCAGCACTTGCTGTTGGTTTTGGAAGAACCACTGATTGGAATACTAATACTCCTAATCCAGTTGATAATTTTAATTACTTAGATCACACTGGTGATACTCAAATTTTTGGAAAGAAGGTAACAAGTGCAAACGTAAGAAGACTAATAACAAGAAGAAATTGGACACAAGGTACAAGATATGAAATGTTTCGTCATGACTATAGTGTGACCAGTCCATCCCCTGTGACTAATTCCACAAGATTATATGCTGCAAATTATTATGTGATGAACAAAAACTTTGATGTTTATGTTTGTATTGATAATGGTTCTTCTGGTATAAGTACAACAGGTAATGCGTCACAGGACGAACCTTTATTTACTGATTTGGAACCATCTAGAGCAGGTGAGAGTGGTGATGGATATATTTGGAAATATCTTTTTACAGTTCCACCAAGTGATATTATAAAATTTGATTCAACTGAGTATATTTCAGTTCCTGGTGATTGGCCGACCTCAACTGAATCTCAAATTCAATCAGTAAGAGAGAATGGTGATTCTACCATTAATAACAATCAAATTAAAAAAGTTTATATTGATAATCAAGGATTTGGATATTCACAGAATATAGTTGGTAGAGAGGTTGACATTATCGGTGATGGAACTGGTGCAAAAGTTGTTATAGACACTGATAGTAATGGAAAAATTACAAAAACAGTTGTTTCATCTGGTGGACAAGGATATACTTATGGTATGGTTGATTTAGGTCCTCTTGGTAATTCAGCAGTTTCAGTGGGTAATAAGGCAAAACTTATACCAATCATCCCACCATCTAGAGGTCATGGATTTGATTTATATAAAGAATTAGGAACTGACAAACTCTTAGTGTATGCAAGATTTGATGATTCAACAAAAGATTTTCCAACAGATACAAAATTTGCACAGATAAGTATAGTTAAAAATCCAACATCTATCGGATCTACAGCAACTTATACTGCGAATGAATTTTCATCTGTGAATGCTATTAAGGTTGTATCACCAACAGGCACTCCAACTATTGGTGGTAAAATTGAACAATCTGTCACTGGTGGCACAGCAAAAGGTTACATTGTTTCTTACGATACTGATACAAATGTGATTAAATACTACCAAGATAGATCTTTATACTTTAATCAAACCAGTGCAGATCAAACAGATTACGTTGGTGTTACAACTGCAGCAAAAGTTTTTGCATTTGAATCATCAGCAGAAGTTATAACTGGAACTAATTTTTCTGCCTCAGTAGATCAAAACTTTACAGGTATAAGCACAAACCCAACTGGTAACAAAGTTATTTCACTTGGAGTGAACTTCACAAATGGTCTTGCTTCTCCTGAGATAAATAAAGGATCAGGGGATGTTATTTACTTAGATAATCGTCCATTGATAACTAGAAACTCTAGACAAAAGGAAGACATTAAAATCATCTTGGAATTTTAAAAAATGCCACAAAAAACGAATTTAAATATAAGTCCTTATTATGATGATTTTGATAAGGAAGATAAGTTTTACAGAGTCCTGTTTAAACCAGGTTTTCCTGTACAAGCAAGAGAATTAACAACTTTACAATCTTCTTTACAAAATCAAATTGAATCTTTTGGTAGTCACATCTTTAAAGATGGGTCTATGGTCATACCTGGTAATATAAATTATGATTCACAATATTATTCAGTAAAAATTAAAGATGAGCATTTAGGAATTCCAGTAACATTATATCTAAATCAATTAAAAGGTTTAACTTTAAAAGGACAATCATCTGGTATCACAGTCAAGATTGACAGTTATGAGTTAGCAGGTACAAGCACAGAAATAAATGATTTAACAATTTATGTTTCATATTTACAATCTGGAGATAGTAATGAATTATCATATTTAACAGATGGAGAACAATTAATAACTTTAGAATCTTTTGTTTATGGTAATACTGCTGTAAATGAGGGAGAAACTATTTTAACACTAGTTGATACAGATGCATCAACAGTTGGATCAGCAGTTGGTATATCATCAGGAACATACTTTATTAGAGGAACATTTGTAGATGTATCAACAGATAAGATTGTATTAGATCCATATACTAACACACCATCTTACAGAGTTGGTTTAAACATAGATGAACAACTAATCACTGCAAAGGATGATGATTCTTTGTATGATAATGCAAGAGGATTTTCTAATTATGCAGCTCCAGGTGCAGATAGATTAAAGATTACAACTTCATTAGCAAAGAAAAGTTTGACAGATTTTAATGATACAAACTTCATTGAACTTTTAAGGGTGGATGAGGGTGAAATCAAAAAAATTATTACTAAAACTGACTATAATCTTATAAAAGATTATTTTGCAAAAAGAACTTTTGATGAATCAGGGCATTATTCACTTAATCCATTTGATGTTCAAGTTGTAAATTCATTAAATGATGGTATATCAAATGAAGGTGCGTTCAAATCTAATGAAACTACAGATCAAGGTAATACACCCTCAGATGACCTTATGTGTGTTAAGGTATCTGCAGGTACAGCTTACGTAAAAGGTTATGATATAGATCTAAGTGGAACACAAATTTTAGATGTTGAAAAACCTAGAGATAAAAAAGAAGTACCATCAGCTTTAGTTCCATATGAAATGGGAACTATACTAAAGGTAAATAATGTTTTTGGAGTTCCTGCTCCAAATATTAATGATGATACTAAATTTGTAGAGTTATATAATCAAAGAACTGGATCAAACACTGCTGGAACTGGTGAATTAGTAGGACAGGCAAGAGTTTACTCATTTGCAGTATCTGGTGCATCATATACTGGTGATAGCACCGAATGGGACTTGCATCTATTTGATGTACAAACATTTACTCGCATTGTTATTAATTCTGCAGTCAGTAACACTCAATTGCCAGATGCATCTCGTGTAAGAGGTGTAAGTAGTGGTGCCATTGGTTACGCTACAGCATCAGGTGGTAATAGTACAATAATTAAATTAACTGAAGTTACTGGCATTTTCATGGAAGGTGAGCAGGTAATTATTAACGAAGATTCTGAAATATCAAGATCAATAACAACCGTTAAAACATTTGGAATACAGGATATTAAATCAGTTTATCAAGATGCTTCATCTTTAACTGGATATGCTGCTGATTTTGTTGCTGATACTGTTTTACAAAAAAGAGTTCCAACTGGTTTTAGTATCACTGATAAAATTGATATAAACTCAGTAGGTATTGCTACTTGTGCTGGCGGTAATTTTGTTGGCATAAAAACTGATACAATCGTTAGATATCAATTACCTAATGAATCTGTAGAAAGATTTAACAGGGTCACATCAGTATTGCCTAATGGTTCAATTTCATTGGCTGCTGTTGCAAGTGTAACTGGTATATGTAATGGTGCTCTGCCAACTGCTCAAAATACTACAACAACATTCTCATTTGGTGTTACAAACGTTGCTTTGAATGATAATAAAGGATTATTTGCAAAATTAGGTAATCCAAACGTATCTGATATTAATTTATCAAATGCAAATTTAGTTGTAGGTAAAAATATAACAGGTAAATCTACAAGTGGTAGTGGTACACTTAGTTTGGCTATATCTGATACTGGAATTTCTAGTGCATTTTATGATGCTTTTGATGAAGAAAAATATGCTATTCATTATAGTGATGGAACTATTGAAGATTTAACTAACGATCAGTTTACTCTTGGATCAAATGGACAATCAATAACTTTCCAAGGATTAACTGCAAGTCAAAGTAATGTTGTAATTAGCACAACTGTCAAAAAACAATCACTAAAGAGCAAACAAAAAAATTATATTAGAAGTCAAAAATTAACAGTAGATAAGACTGCAGTTGGTATTAATACAGATCTAACAGGTATGACAAAAGCTACTGGATATGGATTAAGAGTAGAAGATAAAGAAATATCACTAAATGATCCCGATGTCGTAAAAATTATCGGAGTTTTTGAATCTATAAACAGTGATGCACCAATATTAGATAAAATTACTTTACCAAGTGGATTAGGTTTAAATACAAATGCAATTCTTGGAGAAAAAATTACAGGTTCAACAAGTGATGCAATTGCTCAAATAAGTGGACTTATATCTGCTACTCAAGTTGAAATCGTCTATTTAACTAGTGATAAATTTATCATTGGTGAAGTTGTAAACTTTGATGAATCAAAAATTTCTAGCACACTTCAATCTATTGATGCAACTAGTAGTTTGAATATAACTAGCATTTTTGATCTTGATAAAGGTCAAAGAGATCAATTCTATGATTACTCTAGAATTGTTAGAAAACAAAATTTTGCACCTCCAACAAGAAAATTAACGATAGTGTTTGATAAATATGATGTTCCTACAAATGATAATGGTGATTTCTATACTATAGAATCATATGATGAAGAGAGATATGGTAAAGACATACCATCTATTGGTAATAAAACCGTTAGAGCATCCGATACAATTGATTTTAGACCCAGAGTTTCTACTTATAATGGAGATGAGTCACCTTTTGCTTTCCAAAATAGAACTTTTGCAAATTCTATTAATCCTTCATTTATTGTAACTCCAAATGAAAGTTCAATATTAGGATACAATTATTATTTACCAAGAATTGATAAAATTGTATTAGATCGTAATGGTGTTTTATCAATATTAAAAGGAAAATCAAATATTAATCCCAAAGAACCAATACATGATGCAAATAATATGGATATTGCAACAATAACGTTGCCAGCATATCTTTATGATCCAGATGATGCAGAAATAAAATCGGTTGATAATGTTAGATATACAATGAGGGATATTGGTGGATTAGAGGAGAGAATTGAAAATTTAGAAACAACAACATCATTAAGTTTACTTGAACTTGATACTAAAACTTTACAAGTACAAGACGCTGATGGATTATCACGTTTCAAGAGTGGATTTTTTGTAGATGATTTTAAAAATAATGATTTATTAGATATCACTGATCCAGATTGTAGAGTTACTATTGATACACAATTAAATGAACTTAATGTTCCAATAGATCTTTGGTCAATTACACCCCAAATAGCTTTAGATTTATCAATAAATTCAGATACTGCTGATTTTTCTCAAAATTTACCTCTATTAGATAATAATTGCAGAAAAACAGGCGATGTCATAACATTGAATTATGATGAAGTAGTTGCTTTAAATCAACCATTAGCATCAAGAGTTGAAAATGTAAATCCATTTAATATGATTGATTTTAATGGAACTATTTTATTAAATCCCGATGCTGATTCATGGGTAAGAACTATTCAAGTTAGTGGTGGTGTAATTAGAAGGACTGGCGCAAGAAATAGAACATTTACTGAAAGACAAGTAACAAGTTCACAAAGAGATACTCATATAAGATCAAGAAACGTATCGTTTGAAGCAGCAAGTCTAAAACCAAATACAAGATATTATTCTTTCTTTGATAGTACTAGTGGAATTGATATTATTCCAAAATTACTTGAAATTTCAATGGTCAATGGTATATTCCAAACGGGTGAAACAATAAACGTTTTAGATAATCTAGGAAATATTACTGCTGTTCTTAGATTAGCAAGACCAGATCATAAACGTGGTTCAATAAACAGTCCATCACAAACTTTTTCAAGTAATCCATATGACACTTCAAGTAGTTTTGGAGTAAGATACTCTGCATCTTCAACTGTTTTAAATATTGATACTAATTCTGTATCTGATGAAGCACAGGGATTATTTTTTGGATTTATTAGTAAAAATAGTGCAACAATTTTGGGACAAAGTAGTGGTGCACAAGCAACAGTTACAACACTAAGATTAGTTACCGATGAAGTTGGTCAAGTTTTTGGATCATTCTTCTTTAGAAATCCTCTCGCAAGTCCACCACCTCCTTTAAGATTTAGAACTGGAACAAGTAGTTTTAAATTAACTTCTAGTCCAACTAACACTGAAGGTTTACCTGGTAGTCTTTTAATAAGTGATGCTGAAACAACTTACAATACTGAGGGTGGACAAGTTCAGACAATTAGATCAACTACAATAGTTGAAACTGCACCTCCAAGAAGGAGAAGTCGCAGAGCTTTCATGGGTAATAGTCGAAGACCAAGAGGGAGAAGAGATCCATTAGCACAATCATTTACTACTGATGAATCAGGTATGACCATAACATCAGTAGATCTTTTCTTCGGAACAAAAGACCCAGTTGAAAGATTAACCGTTGAACTTAGAACAATGGAACTGGGAACCCCTACTAATCTTTTAGTTAATCCATTTTCTCAAGTAACATTAAATCCTGATGATATAAATGTTTCCTCTGATGCATCAGCTGCAACTCGTGTAACTTTCCCATCACCTATTTACCTTGAACCTGATACTGAATATGCGGTTGTATTACTAGCACCAACAACTGATAATTACGAAGCATGGATTGCCCAAATGGGTGAAAAAACTGTAAACTCTCAAAGTTTACCTGATGCAGAATCAGTTATTGTTACAAAACAGTATGTTGGTGGTAGTTTATTTAAATCGCAAAATGGTACTATTTGGACTGCATCTCAATTTGAAGATTTGAAATTTACATTATATAAAGCACAGTTCTCAACAACACCAGGAACAGCATTTTTCTATAATCCAAAATTAGATACTAGATCTTCAAATATAGAGAGATTACTTCCAAATGCAATTACTACGTTACCTAGAAAATTAAAAGTAGGACTTACAACCACAACCCACGCTCAGTCTATTGCTAAAATGGGTATAGGTGTTAAGGTAAGTGATTCAACATCTGCAACTGCTGTTCAAGGTTTTATTGAACAAATTGGTGGTCCAGTTAATACTGTTGGTTTAACAACGGGTGGAACTGGATTTAAAGCAAGTCAAACTTATAATAATGTTCCACTATATGCCATTACAGGAAGAGGCACAGGTGCGACTGCAACGGTTGCTACTAATAATGTAGGGCAAGTATCATCTGTCAGCATAACTTCCAATACAGGTGGTAGTGGATACGTTCTGGGAGATGTTTTAGGAATTACCACAAGCACTGTTGCTCAAGGTTCTGGTGTTCAGATCGCAGTTACAGGTACAAATGGAACTAGCACTTTATATCTGAATAACGTTCAGGGTGAGGAATTTACAACAGGACAACCAATCGTTGTTTATGAAGGAGCAACTGCTACATCTTATGCTAGTACAACTATCACATCATCTAATACATTTGACGAAAGATTTACTGGTAACGTAATAAAAGTAAATCATTACAATCATGGAATGCAAGCTGACACTAATTTAGTTACACTTGCTGATATTGAACCAAGCACAACTCCCGTAACAGTTACTGATGCTCTTGCTGTTGATGATCAAATTATATCAGTCGCTAGCACAGCACCTTTCGCAACTGCAAATGGTATTTCAACATCTCAAGGATATGTTAAAATAAACAGTGAAATAATTTATTATAGCAGTATAGGTGTCAATCAATTAGGTATTGGTACAAGAGGTATTGATGGCACAGTCATTAGAACACACAATGTGGATGATATTGCACGTAAGTATGAATTAAATGGTTTTGATCTAAGAAAGATCAATACTAATCATAATATGCCTAATAATGCAACTCTATCTGGATATAGAAAAATTGATGAATATCATCTTGAATTAGATAGACCAAACCCTAGTGGTGATAATCAAACCAGTTTTACTAATGAACAAACTCTTGGGGGTGATAATATATTTGCATCACAAAACTATCAATTTGATAATATAATTGTTGATTTAAATACTTTGATTCCAAGTTCTAATACAACACTTGATGGCCAAATTAGAACTGTTAGTGGAACAAGTGCTGGTGGAAGTGAGATACCATTTATTGACCAAGGTTTTGAAGATATAAGTATTTCTTCACCAAATAAACTTGATTCACCAAGGATAATTTGTTCAAAGGTTAATGAAAACACTCGATTAACAACTCTTCCACAAAATAAATCATTTACTTTAGGTTTCAGATTAGCAACTACAGATGTGAATTTATCACCTATGATTGATACACAAGATGCAAATGTTATCTTAGAGAGATCTAGACTTAATAATCCTATTTCTGATTATGTTAAAGATGATAGATCAAACAAAACATCTGGGGATCCCCATGCATCAGTTTATATAAGTAATCGTGTCGATCTTAAAAATCCTGCAACATCACTGAAAGTGTTAATTGGTGCATATAGACATCCATCTGCAGACTTTAGAGTTCTTTATCAATTGTTTAGAGAGGATGGTGCAGAAACAGAATTGTCTTATGAACTATTTCCTGGATTTGATAATCTTGAAGATACTGATGGTGATGGTTTTGGAAATAAAGTTATAGATCCTGCTAAGAATAGTGGTAGACCAGATGCATTTGTATCCCCAAGTGACTTTGATGAATTTAAAGAGTATCAATTTAGTATTGATGATCTAGATGAATTCACTGGATTCAAATTTAAAATAGTTATGAGTGGAACCAATGAAGCATTCCCTCCTAGATTTAAGGACTTTAGAGCAATCGCATTAGCATGATACCAGTCGAAGGACACAAACACTTATACAGAGATGAAAAATCTGGGGCTATCATTAATACTGATAGTCACGGATTTTCTCAGTATAAGAAGTCAAGACATTTAAAATTAACTCAGAGAGAGGAGTTGGACGATATGAAAAAAGATATTGAAGAAATAAAAAATTTACTTAGAATGATAGTAGAAAAATAGACGGGTTACTGGAAATATAAATATATCTAGAATCCTGATATTGTTTTTAAATGGCAGTTTATGTAAGTAATCTAACTGTTAATACTGGAACTACATTTTCTCAAATATTTACTTTAGAAAGTGCAGCTACTAATTCTGCTACAGATTTGACTGGTTTTACTGCAACTGCACAGATGCGTAAGCATCCTGGTAGCAGTTCAGCGACTAATTTTCAAACTTCTATTATAAATGCAGCTGGTGGAAGAATAAGAGTTGGTTTAACAACAAGTCAGACAGCAGCATTAAAACCTGGTAGATTTATGTATGATGTTCTGATTACAGATACATCTGGTGAAGTTACTAGAGTTTTAGAAGGTGCTGTTTTAGTTAGAGAGGGAGTTACAAGATAATGGCAGATATCAAAGTTAGAGTTGGTCAAAAAAATGCCATTAAGGTCACATCCTCATTATCTGGTGCGTCAGCAGGATCTCTTGGTGAACTAAGTGATGTGAATGTTAGTAATCCACAAAATGGTATGGTTTTAGTATATAATAGCACGACACAGCAGTGGACTGGAACTTTGGAATTAACTCCAGGTGCAACACAGAATCTGGACATAAATGGAGGTAGCTTCTAGAAATGGCAAGTATTATAAGAGTAAAAAGATCTACTGGTACATCAGCACCATCATCATTAAATTTTGGTGAAGTTGGTGTAACACTGAGTGGTAGTGGTACGGTAGGTAATAAGGGTGATAGATTATTTGTTGGAGATAATGCTGGAAATCCACAAGTTGTTGGTGGTAGATATTTTACAGATTTATTAAGTATTGGACCAGGTTTAGTCGCAGGACAAGCAAACCCATCTACTGCTTCAAATGGATTTGTTCCTGTTCTTAACTCTGATCGTAAAGTAGATCAATGGAATGTAGATAATTTAAGATTAGATGCAAATGTCCTTTCATCTACAAATACTGATGGAGATATTTTCTTTGAACCTAATGGATCTGGTGAAGTAGTTATTGGAGATGATATATTTTTAACCTTTGGTGATAGTAAAGATGCTAAGATTGAATATGATGAAAATGGTGATGATAGAATTAATGTAACTGGTGCTGATTGGGTATATGAGAACGGTGTAGCAATTGTTATGGCAGATGTGACTGATTCTGCTACAAAAGATACAGGTGCTCTTACAGTCGAAGGTGGAGTTGGTATAGAGAAGAGTGTTAATATTGGTGCAAATATCAAAGTAGCGGGTGTATCCACATTTGTCGGTGTTGTTACAACAACTGGTGATTTATTTGTCGGTGGAGACCTTCATGTTAAAGATGATATCTTCTTTGACGAAGCAACTATGCGTAACCTTAAAGTTACTGGTGTTTCAACTTTTCAAGGTAATATTGATCAAACAGGAGGAGTTTTTTCCGCTCTTGATGCAAGAATTGGAAGTGTAAATATTGCGTCAAATATTATTTCTACAAGATCAGGTAGTGGAAGTCAACTATTCATTGATCCATATCCAGATGGTTTGAGTAATGAAGGTACAGTTATTGTTAAAGGTGACTTACAAGTTGATGGAACAACTACAACAGTTGACTCATTTACTGTTAATTTAAATGATCCAATTATTAATTTAGGTATTACAACTAGTGCAAGAACTGTTATGCAAACAGCACTTGCTGGTGTAAGCACAATAAAAATTGATACAGCTGCTGGTATTAATACAGGAGATTCGATTTCTGGTACTAATGTAGCATCAGGCACGACAATTTCTTCATATGATTTAACTCAAAAAGTCATCACAATTAGTAATGCTGTTCAAGTTGGTGGTATCGCAACAACAACTCAGTTAACAGTTACTTCAAATGTTGACACAAACACTGATCGAGGTGTTGCATTTAACTATAATACAAGTTCAGGTCCTGGTAATAATAAAAAAGGATTCTTTGGATTTCATGATTTAGGTGGTGAAAGTAGTAACGCACCAGAAGGTTCATTTACCTTTATACCAGATGCCTCAATCGTAAATAATCTTGTAGGTGGTACAAAAGGTTTCCTAGATATTAAAGGAATATATTTCCAGAATGGTGATTTTGACACAACTGGAAATGGTATTGTTTACTTTGATTCAACAGGTAAACAAGTTGGTGCTGCAGGTACTGCTGCTGGTATAACTACTTCTAACTTTGTGTTAACAACAGATGCTTCTGGCATACCAAAATGGACAACAACAATTGATGGAGGTCAATTCTAAACCATGAACCAAAATAATGATGTTGATGTGAATGCATTGATAAAAATCTATAACCAAAAGATTTCTACATTAACAAACCAAAATATTCTTCTTGAGGCAAAATTACAAACGATTGTACAAGATCATTTAGACGCACAAAAAGAATTACTTGCAGAAAAAATGGAACTGCAAGAAAAATACGAAAATCTACTAGCAGATATCGAAGAGGAAGATGGCGAAACCAGCGACTAGACAACAATTAATAGACTACTGTTTAAGGAAGTTGGGTGCTCCTGTCTTGGAGATAAACGTTGATGATGATCAAGTTGATGATTTAGTGGATGATGCGATACAACTTTTCAATGAAAGACACTTTGATGGTGTTGAAAGGATGTATCTTAAATATGAAATTACACAGGGAGATAT